ACCTTTTGTAACAATACGAATAAATATATCTGCTACTGCCATTATCTTTTTGACCTTTGTTTATTCAATTCTGCCTCTTGCATTGCTTGTTGGTAATCTCTGCGTTTTTTCTCATATAGGTAAAAACCTACCCACTGTTGATATTCTAGCAGAGACATTGATTGTCGCATACTACCAACAGTCATGCCTAGATCACGGGCTAATTTAAATTCAAATGTTAAATCGGAATCGTTTTCAAAATTGGTCGGCTAAATCGCCTTGACCCCCTAAACCATTGATGTCGTTTAATGCTACAAAAATTTGATCTATTACAGTAGATTCTTTTTCATAAAGCATATTTATTGCGTCATCATCTAATTTTGGCTCAAGAACTGAAACCTTTAACAATTCTTTTTGGTAATCAAATGCATCTGTATCATCTGCATTGATAAGCCGACCTAATTTTATTTGTGTTGCCTTAGATATACCCTGTACCAATATTGTTCTATCCCATTGAGGTATAAATACCTCTTCTGTTGGAACATTTGGTATTGAGGCCAAATCTTCAAGCGTAAGTCGTTTTTTATTATCAGCCATTGTAAACCTAGTGTGTGCCTCTAGTTACTGCACCAGTTACTTGCAGATCGCCAGAAAATGCAACAACATCTCCTACGGGTGAAGAAATAGCATAATTTGTCAATATGCACTCGCCTGTATACTTGATCTTTCCAGACCCAGTACCTTCTGGTGAATATTCATAAGACAATGTAGCAGCCTGACCTACTACTGCACCAAATATTGCGTCTGCAGTTGCGTCCCAAACTCCACCAAGTGAAATTGTCGCATCTTTCAAACCTGCAATATAGGTTTTATTGCTTGCACCTAGAGTTGTTGTTTCAGCCACATCAGCTGTTTCTGGGAAATCTACATTATTCACAAATGCCGATATATCGGTTAATGATCCACTAGCATTATCTATTTTAAATACGCTATCAGACCCATGCACGAATGCCATATTTTTCTCCTATCCTACTCTTCCAAAGCCAACAATCACATTAAAACTTGGATTTGTACCAGTTATTGTGTAGTTGACCCTAAGGTATCTATTTATTGTTGTTCCACTCGCAATCTCACTAACTTGTGAGCCTACGGCAGTGAAATTTGTAAAAGTTACTAAATCAACAAAGGTGGAATCATTTGTACTATGTTGAATTTTTATTGTTGCTGTTGGTGTAGATGTTCCTGAAACCCCTGTAACAATCGCAATTGCACCACCACCATTGGTTGTACCTGCACCATTATCGGTTGATGTAGAGTTACCTGTTGCAGTAATGGTTGCATTATCTAATACAAGACCATTAAATAAACCTGCGTCTGCCTGTAAATCTAAAGATGTTGCAACCACATCACCAACTGGTGAAGATTGTCCATAATTTGTTACTACACCTGTACCAAAGAAAATACTTTTTCCATCTGTGATACCATCTGCACCAATACAAATATCTGTATCTGTTGATGATCCAAGAAATGGTTGAAGAATAGCATCAGCAGTTGCGTCAAACATACCTGTCATGCTTACAGTACCGTCTTTATCGCCTGCAATAAAAGATTTGTTAGAACTACCAAAGGCAGTTGTTTCACTTACATCTGCTGTTCTTGTGAAATCAACATTATTGAAATATTGTCCAAAATCATTATTGTTTAAAAATAATTTAGAATCTTTACCATGTACAAATGCCATTATCGCATACTCCTTGTACCTCTTCTTCTACGCCTTCTTCTGTTTCTGTTTGATGATCGACCACCACCGTAGCCACCTCTACCATATCCCATTATTCTTCCTCCGTTTCATACCAAGCTTCATTTTCTGGTGTGTTTGGATCATCGGCAATAAAATGTCCTTTGTCATTTCTTGCCCTCTTCATTGTTTTATTTAGGTCTGCTTTTTCTATTACACCCATTTTTTTTAATTCTGAAAAATCTTTGGCTTTTAAATCTTCTTTCTTTAGAATATCGCCAACCTCGTATCTTTTTTCTTTGGTTTCAAAACCTATTAAAACTTCAAACATTATGCTATTACCTCTACTGTAAATTCCACACCTAAATAATCAATGTTATTTATAGTATACACGCCAACCTCTTTTGCTTCAATCACTCTACAAGAATTAGCCGCACCACCAAGTGTAACATCTGATTCTATTTGTGCCTTCACAGAAGATGAACCTGTACTTGCACAAAAAGAATCTAAGGTCTCTTGTGAATCTTGAGCGTCGACCCTTGAAACATAAATATAGATTGGTATTTCATATTTATCTGCACCTCTTTGTATTGTTATATCATACTCAATCAATTCAACAACACCGACAACGGCAGTTGGTGGCTCAACAAAATCTGGTACAAATTTAAAAACAGTTAATGATGAAATATTTTCAAGATTTGTTCCAAGACCATTTCTTATTGATGTTAAACTAGCCACTTATCCTACCTTTATTAAATTGCATTTCTATATCTTTTGATAGTTTAGATAATAATGCAACTCTTTGTGTTCTTGTTTTTTTCTCTGCAATTAAAAAGAATGGTACAAGAGGTGTACCTTTTTTACCAATCGATCTTTGTACTGCATATGCATTTAAACCTTTTGCCTCTGCCCATGGTATAAGTTTTTTAATAGGTGGGTAGTGAGGCTTTGATCTGGTATAAGGTTTTGTTAATTTTAACCTGCCAGATATTTTTGGATCACCATGTACATATGCTGCATAACTTCTTGAAGAATATATCTTTACTGAGTTAGGCATTCTACCTTTTGCCTTAATTCTTTGTACATGAATAGAATTTGCCAAACTACCTGTAAATTTTGGTGTTTCTTTTATTGCTTGTTTTCTTAAAATTTGTCCAGATACCCTCATGTAATTTCTTATTGGTTTTGCAGACATATTTGCTAGATCAAGTCTTTTTCTTAATTTATCAACCCCTTTTATTTCTGCATTAAATGTTTGTGCCATTAGAGAATCTGGCCGACTAAATCCATTTTTCTAAAATCTTTAATTAAATTCATGGCATCGGGATCAAATTTATTAAATAATTCAACTGTACCTGTTTCTGCATTACCAAATACATTAAATGGTGTATCTTTCCTCTTGAATAATCTTAATGCCTGTATTCTTGTTGCCTGTTCTATGGCTTCTGGTACAATTGCAAAACCAAATTTTGCCGTGATCTGAACATTATTTATTATGTCTGGGTCAAATCTTTCACTTGTTCTTGTATTTAAAATCTTTATTTGTGTAAATGGGAAATGTTCACCTGCACCTGTACCTAATAATTTAGGGTTGGTTGGTGTAACAACAAAGTCTGTATTAATTGTCAATGTTGTATCATAAGACCCATTGTCTGTTGTATCTAATTTTACAATCAAACCTGTTGTTGTAGATATATCTGGTGTATCTAAAAATAAATTAGAAACTGGTGTAAATGTTTTGACTTGTGTTGTTGAATCTTGCCAAAATCTTCTTTTACAAATACGATCTATTTGCCTAGACGCACGTAGAATTGCATTTGAAATATTTGTATCTTGTCCGCTACCAGTCAAGCCTATATATGCTTTCAAATCGGCAGCGGATATACAACCTGAGGTAGCCATTTTAAACCTTTATTATTTACTTTTGTTTTCTTTTGGTGCTTTTGCCTTTGAAGAAATACCCCACTCTTTTGCTTGTGCGTCAGTAACTTCTTGACCTGTTGCACCAAGTAATTTACCTTTACGCCAACCTTTTGGAAGACCGTCTGTGGTTTCTTTAATTTCGCCTTCTTCATTTTGCCAAACCATTTTTTTAAGTTTCATGTTTTCCTTTCTGGTATCTGGGTCACCATAACTTTGATGACCCAAAACCATTTTAATTTCAGCCTTATAGACCTGTAATTGAACAGAATGCACTTGCACGATAGATCGGTAGACCTAATCTTACAGTTGCTTTCATAACAATAATATCTTTAGTAAAGTTGGCATCGTGTGAATCACTCATAGCAATTTCCATACCTTGTCTTGCAACTACATGAATTGCTTGACCTCCACCAAATACACCAACTAATGCTGTACCTGCTGGTCTTGTGGTATCTAATACTACAGGTAGACCCCATAATGTTTGTCCAACTGCACCACCGAATTGACCTGCCCCTATGAATAGAGGTTGTGTCTGTGTGAATCCTGCACCAGATGTTCCAGATGTATCTGCTACCTCTGTTACAACTTGGTACCAATCACTTGGGTGCATAATAATTGCGTCTGGGTTTAAGAAACTATCTTTTTGTATTTCTGTGATAGCTTCATAAATTTGCCCTATTCTTTTTAAGCCACCAGAGTAGCTACCAAAGGCAAATGTATTTATACCAGAGGCATTTAAAATACCGGTTAAGTTTGGTGCAGAACCTGATCCAGCCATAATCTGGTCTGTTACTGCCAAGTTAACCATTGTTCGTAATCTTGAATCTAAATATCCTTGTACGGCACTTACATCTGCAAGTAATTCTTCTGTTACTGGTAAGAAAGCACCAACTTTTCTGATGTTTTCTGTTTTCTCGGTGAATGCTAATGCATTTTCGCCAAGTGTACCACCTTCGGCTGCTGCCGCAGAGTTATTTGTGAATGTAGTTTCCTCTAGGTATTTATATTGATAGTTGTCTGTTGTGATTGTATCAATTAAATCCAATACAGTTTGCGGATCTCTTGTTGCAGTAGGAACGACTAAATCGCTTCTTGTTACTGCAGGCGGATATCCTGTTTCTGTCAGAGTTGTTTTAAACTCATATGCAGGGTTGAACTTAAGCTCTGATGAGATATTTTTTTGTCCATCTTTCATAAAAGATTGGTATGCTTTTGATTCTAATAATTCTTGTCCAAGAGTTGTTGGTGCCTCTTTAACCTCAGCATGAATTGCACTAGGCTCTACTGCTTTACCTTTTTCTACTTCAGATTCCATGTCTGCTTTTTCTGCCTCATATTTTTTGGCTTCTTTGATCTTTGAGACCAATTCAGACATTTTCTCATTACGAGTGTTCCACTCTTCTAATTTCTGTGAATCCATTTGTGTTGAATCTACTTCAGAAAATTCTTTTAGTGTACTTTCTCTTAACTCAAGTAATTCCTGCTCCATTGCTTTAATGTTTGCCATTATTACCTTTCTTAGATATCAACCGTTTGTAAATTGGTTAATATTTCAATCGTTTTTTTTTTCGTTTCAGTTACCTCATCTTCATCTGGTATATCAATTTGCTCTGGTGCTGCAACATTGAGTAGAGTATCAAGATCATCGTAAATATCTTGAATCTCACTTTGCAATTCTGATATAGAATCGTATGCGGCCTCTGATAGTCTTTTATCTTTTTGCAAGCGTAAGGCAGTAAGCTCCTTAGCCCTTTGCGTTACCGAGATCAAGGCAGTAAGTGCCTCTTCTATTTCTTCAGTAAATTTTTTACCAGTTTCTTCTTTGGTTTCTTCTTCTTCTTTTTTCTCTTTGATTGCCATTGTGTAGGTTTCTTGATTGGCACCTACTAGTATTGGGGAAACGTCCTAAACTTTTAATTCTTTGAGGTATCTTACATCAACCTCTGATCCGTCTTTTGCAAATTTTCCTGGCTCTGAATCTACAACCTCATAACCAAACGACCATTGTTGTAGATCGCCCATTGCTTTGACTGTGTTATATGCCTCTCTGCCTCTTTCAGTGTCCATGATAAATTCACCTTTGAACACTGCCTTATCGTTATCTTGTGTAATTTCACCTCTACCGATAACATCTTTCCAATCATGACCCCAAACCATGGCAACACCTTTTTCGCCATAACCCGATTTTATTGAATTAGGTAAAACAACATCACCGTCTGTATCGATTGTGTTAAATACAGAAAATACGGCTTCTACCTTACCCTCTACTTCTTGACTGAATACTGCGTCTATGTTTTTAAATTCTTTACTCATAATACCTCGTGATAAATAACACTGCACCTACAATTGATTGTTTCGCCTGCTGGCGCACCACCAGAATTATCTGACGGATACAACATATTATAGCCACCTACGTTAAAAAATCCATTTTTATTGATTCTTTGTCCGTCTGCCAATCTATGTGAATCTCTTGTAAGTCCATCTCGTTGCGCAACCCACTCTTTTTCTAATGTAAGACCAGATTGTGTAACAGCAAGGTCTTGTCCAAATTGTGATAATGCCAACCCCTCTGTTCTAGCAATTGTTGAGGCACGACCTAATCTTTTTTTACCAAGTGCATCTGATATACCATTTGCAACATAATCTTCTAAATCTTGACCTCTAAGACCAAGTTTGGTTGCCTCTGTAACCGATCTTCTCAAATCACGATTTAATCTTTCTTTGGTTGTTCTTGCCAAATCTGGTAAAACACTATCTAGTCTGTTATTTACAAAATCAATTGCTGTTCTATTTCTTCTAAATTCTGATATTGGTACTCTTACACCTCTTCTGCCTCTTAATGGGTAAAAACCCTCTGTAATAACCTCTTGTCTTGGTTTTCTTCTTCTCTGCCTTCTGATCTCTTCTTGTTCTTGTTCTGTAAACTTAAATTCTTCTGGCAATAATATTTCTATCTGGTTGAAACCAAAGTCTGTTGTCATTGATATATATAAATCGTATAGATCAGCAGACCATTTTACAGTCTGGTTATCTATAAGATTATTTAATATTGTTAAGTTGCCAACAGTCAATAAAGAATTATTTTTTATAAATTCATTGATGACTTTATTTTGTTCTGTAAATAATTTATAATATTCAACACCTAAGGTTAAATCCCAATTACGAAGAAGATTATGATAATTCTTCCACAACATATCTTTTACCTCTGGGTCTTTAAATCTGTTTAATCTTTCTTCTTTCTCTATTTGTTTTAATCTTGATTTTCTTACAATTAATTCTGTTGCAGTATCTGCCTTTTCATCTCTTGTATTCATGGCCTTTACCAATTTATTAGCCCATGATTTACCTGCCTCGCCACCCCATAATGCCCATGCGATACGACCATTGCTAGGGTAACCATCTTCACCGGGTCTGTAACCCTCTGCCCTTTTATCTATTTCATGTCTTGGAAAATATCTTGCAATCTGTCTTACCTTATCTGGACTTGCAGTTGTATTTGATAATAAATACCTTGCAGTACCTCTACCAACAGATGTTCCACCTCTGTTAAATTCTGAAACCCAATCTAATGCTCTTTTGGCCTCTTCTTTTGCACCTTGAGGTATTGTGAAATCTAAATCATCATATGGACCTTTGTAATTTTTTTTACTTGATAATGGGTGGTTTCTTGGTAATAAATCACGATCAAATGGTGTTCTTGGAAACCTACCTGTTCGTAAACCTGTTATAAACGCATTCACTCTGGCCAATGCCCACTGGTCGGCTG